CGAGTCTTGTTCAGGAGAATGCCAAGTCGGCTGACCTCGTCGAACTTTGCCTTCAACAGGAAGCCCATAATGCCCACAATCGCCGTCAAAACGACGTTCCAGATCATCATTTCCACAGCTCAACACCTCCACCGCTTCCTCGCCTGGCGCAAGCGGCTGTTGGGGTCCTTCGCAGCCTCTGGAAACTGCTTCATCTGACCCTCCGAACGCGCGCAATACGACGCGCGCCGCTTTGCATCCGCTGGCGACGGCTTCTTTTCTGTCACCGCTGTCTGCAGCTTGCTACCAGGGTTGGCTTTGCGATACGCGGCCACACCCTTTTTGGTCATGCCAGCACCTTGCTTGGTGGGTCGGAAGTTCCCCGACTTCACCGAAGTCTTGATGCCCATGCCCTTCTTGGTAGCCATTACGCAGGTGCTCCACCTTCGAAGAGCAGCGTGACACTCGTGATCTCAGCCGAGCTGAGGTCGATGTAGATGCCGCTCTCGAACAGAATCCCCATATCGGGGATGATGAGGTCCTGCGAGCCAATGGCTGCGGGCGACGACAACGTCAACTTGGCCGTGCCACCACTGGTGCTCCCATCCTTGAGAGTGATCGTGGCAGAGGTGGCCGTGTGCGTGAAGTACACCCCCAGCAAACGAGTGCGGCCAGAGACCGCTGCCGCAGCGGCGGTCTTCCGTACCGACTGAATGTTGCTGAAGCTCATGGCGGCCTCCGATTAAACGAGGTCGCGAGCTTGCAGGTACATCACCGTGACAGTGGCTGCGCCGGCTGCGCCGTTACCGTTCTGAGCAGTGAAGTCGGCCAACACCTGAATGTCGGACGTGCCCACGTCGGTAGCCTCAGTGTCCAACGTGCCACGGGTGGTGGCAGCGGTTTTGACGCTGGTGCTGGGGATGAAGGCGTCTGCATCAGCAGAGGTGCCCACAACGACGGTGGCGGTGCCGGTGTCATCGTTTGCGGTGGTGACGTTCAGGATAACGTCGATGATCTGCGAGCCAGCCGGGATGGTGGCCACAACCTGATCAGCGGCGGATGCGCCGATGATGTCGATGACAGCCGATTGAGCCATCACCGCGAAGCCGACGTTGGCGACGTTGGTACCGACAGTGGTGCCGGTGGTTTGGGAGATAGGGCCGGCCTTGAGCGGGCCCGAAAAGGTAGAAGCACCCATTTTGATCCTCACATGCGAGTGTGTTGGAGCGCATCTGTCTGCATGTCGTCAGCCGGGACTGTCAGATGCGCCGGTAACCCCGGAACTTGTCTTGAATATAACCCAAGTCCACAAAAAGAAAAAGGGGTCCGAAGACCCCTTTTTCCGGCCGGGAAACCCCCAACCCTTTCTCTTTAGCCGCCAGGCGAGCCAAAGATGCCGCGAGGATCGCTGAAGCCGAAGCTGTAGCGCTCACGAGCCTTGTAGCGGACGTTGCCGGTATCGAAGTCGCCTTCGAAACCGGTCTTGATCGCCACGCGGGTGAAGCCCTTCATGCCGTTGGGCGCGTCGGTCTTGATGAAGAACGCGTCGGGATCGGTCAGGAAGTGGTTCACGGTGTAGCCCTGCGGCACCATGCCCATGTTCCGGATGGCGTTGATGTCGTTGTCGGCCGTACCAACACGAAGCGTGGACTTCAGGATACGGTCGGCAGTGAACATCAGCTCCTTCGGAATGATGAGCTTGAGGCCTTGGACAGCGATCTTCAGGCCGCGTTCGTCAGTGAACGCTGCGATGTCGATCAGGGCCTGTTCCAGGGAGGTCTCGGACAGGTCAGCAGGGGTGGACAGCTCGTTGCGCAGGTCCGGACCGCCCAGGGTGGGGTGGTCGGTTGCACACAGAGGCTTGCCGTCACCACCGATGGAGGTGGTGAAAGCGCCGTTCAGAACGGCGGCCGCCTTGATCTGCTTGGTCTGAGCCATCGAGCGAGCCAGGGCCTTGGTGTAGCGGGCCGACAGACGGTCGTAGAGGTTGTCCTCCACGGCTTCTTCGGTCAGCGAGAACGCCAAAGCGATGGTCTCGTGGGTGTAGCGAGCCGTGTAGACCTCTTGCGCCTGGTCGTATGCGACGCCAGCGCCTTCGTTCTTCACGGGAGCTTCACCGAAGCCAGACTCCATCACTTCCTCTTCGAACGCGCGGTCCGAAGTTTCCATGGTGTAAATCTGCTCGTGCTCGTTTTCGTAGTTCTTGTACTCCAGGCCAAACAAAGCGTTCAGGCCAGGCTCAAGTTCCTTTACCAGTTGTGCGCGGGAAATTGCCATGATTAAGCTCCTTGGCCTGCAACACCGGCACTACCGTACAGGTGCTCGTTGATCTTCACTACCACCACGGCGTTGGTACCGAACTCGTTGCCAGGGACATCCCACAGGCCAACGATCTTCAGGTTCAAAGCTGCAGCTTTTGCGATAGTGGACGAGTCGAGTTCCATGGAGGACACACCAGTGGTGGTGCTACCGCCAGTACCTACGACGTCGGCGTTCATGCCGATCTGAGTCTGCGCAACAGACTCATCGACCTGGACGATGAACAACTGGCTGGGATCGTCAATCACGTCGGCAATGATCTTGCCAGCGGTGATGTTGACCGAGCCCGGATAGTAGTTCTTCCAGGTGGGTTTGCCCGAAGTCGGGTCAATGTAGTTGCAGCCGTTAAACACACCGACAGCGGCGGTGTGGGTTGCAGGTGCGAACTTGACCAGGTAACCGTCATAGACGGTGACTAGGTCGCCTTGGTAAATGGCCCCGGACTGGTTATCAGCAATTTCGTAGCCGTACTGTTTCTGAGCACCAGTAGCGGACAAATTGCCGAGAGGACGCAGACCAAAGGGCTTATCGACGTTTGCCATTTGATGGTTCCTTCACAAAAAGTGTTTGATTAGTCGCTTTTCGAACCGCCACCAAACGACACTCTCGACTTGCGAGTGGGTCGCTCGATAACCATGCTCGAATGAGCATTGGACTTCATCAGTTCGTTGTCAGCGGCTTGCAATTGGTCGCTCGCTCGATCACGGTAATACGCATTACGCTCTGCAACCGTCTCCTCAGGGATTCGTGCAAGCAAGAGACCTCCCACGCTGATCACGCCAGCATGTCGGCCGTCTTCAACCGTTGGCACATGGTAGTCAGGATATTCGTCGCCCCGAACCAGCTCGTAACCCTCGCGGATTTTGCCGGCCACATTGGTGCGATCTTCCATCCCTCCTGCCTCTGCCCGAATCCAACGGTGCTTGTACCCAGGTGGAGCTGGCGGTGCGTCAAGTCGAGACGGGGGAGCCCAGGGCTTACGCCGCGCACTCTTCGCACGAGATTCGGCCTCGCGAGTGGTGCGGTTGATGGTGGTGTTGGCGTCGCTCATGTTCTCACTCCTTCACGTACTTGGCATATTCCTCAAGCGGAACGCCCAGCTTTTTGGCAATTGCAACTTGACTTGGCGTCAGTTTGACAGTGCGGCGTGCATTCGAAATACCCGATGAACGGGATGCAGGTGCTACAGCTTGCACGTTACGCTGTACCCTGTTGGGTTGCTGATCCGAATCCGTTTGGAACTTCTTTGGAAAAGCCTCACGGATTCTACGATCTAACTCATGATAGTACTCGTCTGAGCTGGCGTCAAACCCCTCCCCCTGGATCAACTGCTTGTGGATACCCCACGCAGCATGGGTCATGACGGTATCTCGGCCGTACCAGGGGTTGCGCTCGGCCCAGTCTTCGACCCGAGGATCGACCTGTCGGGCCTGCTGGACCGGTTGCTGGTACTGCTGGGGCTGGGCGGCTTGCGCAGCCTGCTGGGCAGCGAGTTGCTGCATGTAGGCCTGGCGCTGGGCCGTCTGAGCCTGCACGCTGGCCTGTTCGTTGGTCAGCATGGCCAGGCGCTGCATGGCCTCGGTCTCGGTATCCACATCGCCCTCTTCACGGGCCTTGCGGATGATCTGCTTGAGCGCCACGGCCTGGGTCTCAATCCGGCCGGCCGCCTCGGTCGTGCGCTGCTGATCGGTGTTCAGGTACTGATGCTCCAACTGCTGGGCTCGTGCCTGCACATTGCGGGCGTACTCCAGGGC